AGAACCATCTAACTTGTCACCATTCCAATTGACTTGGTTTACGGTCCTTGCATCGGAAGCCGTGCCTGTAACGTAAGACCGCAAAACAAATGAATATGTTCCATCTACTCGTTGGAAGAACACGCCGTTTTGGTCGTTGTAGTAACCAACGCGCTGCGTTAGATTTAAACTTTGGCTGCTATCCATCACAAAGGTTGCAAGCACCAGCAAGCCTTTTCCTGGCTGGTACGGGAAGGAACGATAAGACTGACGGGTAACTGAACCTACACCCGCGCCTGTAACTTCCATCTTGACGGCTGCTTCGTTAGGGAGAAAAGTAGTTGTACCGGTTCCTGTAGTTGATACATCAAATTGATTGTCGGCGGCATACCTATTCTGACTATCAAAAAGGGTGTAAGGCTGACTTACACGCTGCCGACCAAACGCATCAAAGTACGTCCCCGGAAATGTTACTGGGATCGTTGAAGTGGTAGCCATAAGATTCGCCAGAAAATTATCAAGACGGTTGAAATACAGACGCAAGACATTACTGTACTGGTCTTGGTAAAGCGCAGAATATTCCTGCGGCGCCATAGGAAGGTTAGGCGCAACAACCCCTGTAAACTCATAATCTGTTGTGACAATTAAGCTCATGCACCCTGTCCAGTTGCCCTGCCATCCGGTCTGATGTCAATTCGTGGCGCGCCCAACTGCCATGCACAGCCTAACTGATTAGACTCTATCTTGAATATCATCTGCCTGCCACGCACACGGACATAAACCTGTCCTGTGAACTGTTCAATCGTTGTGGTTGATGTTCTAGCAACGGTTGCTGATGATGATCCAGCAAGCGACTGTGGGTTGTTATAACCAGAACCCGAGTTCATCATCGGGATAAGCGTCATGGTTACTTGCGGAGAACCCGTATCTGACCCATCAAAAGTTAAATCAGGAAGTATGCGATACACAAACCCAAGATTATGACCATCCTGAATATCAAACTCGGCTGATTCAATATAAGCATTAATTGCTGTCGCTGTGCCAGTAACATTGTCATCATTTCCGAGTTCATGATTGACAAGGTTGTAGCTGTATGTCGCAGCCTGCGGGTAATCTCTCAACCCAATATCAATCCATGCCGTCCTTTGTAATGTGCCGTAATACCAAAGGTTTTCTAGGTAGTTGTAGACCACATAGCTATCAACCACGGTTGAATTTGCGGAACAGTAGAACCACCAGACTTCGTTGAACTGCTCATTAGTCCCGGCAAATACTTGCTCGTTTTGAGATAGGTTGATGTTTTGGAATACATGCCGACGAAGGTCACAGTTCTGTGTCTGGACACGTCCTGAGTAACTATAAAACTTATCCCGGCCCATCCAATACACCACGCCTGAAGCAATAACAGCGGCATTTGGCCCCATGATAGAGATATTGTCACCCAATAACTGAACGCCAAAAACTAGTGGTGCGCCAAGGTATTGAAGTGAATATAAAGACGTGTCTGTCCAAACAACAATCTCCTGACGGGCTTGTACCGCCGTGACGATTTGAGAGCCATGTGACAACCTAATAGAACCCGCTTGATTGGCCGCAGTCGGTGACCAGTCAGTCACAGACTCCTGATCAGACCACCGGATGAGCATAGGATCTTGTATGGTTGAACCAACATCGTTAGATCCAAAACAAATCACAAACCGATAGGTGTCCGATACAAAAATAAAGTTCTGCACCACTGGTGGATCTAAAGCCCCGGGTAATGTGACGATGTTTACACCTCTTGCGCTCACACCGTTGGTTGCATCCCAGTAGTAAATGCCACCGCCTCTTGGGCCATAAACCAAGTCTTCACCAAAGTTGTTAGCTGACCAAAGCCTTAACGAATCAGTTGATGAAACACCCGACCCCCAAGAACCCAGACCGTAACCGCTAGAACCCCATCCGGTTAGTGGCACTTGGATTTCTGGCCCAGCATTCACTTGATACTCAGCATAAACAGCCGACCCACCACCTGTAGTGGTTGATGTTGCAGATGTTGTGACGGTAATACTGTAAGTATTGGCCGTAAGATAGGTAATCTGATGCTCTGTATTAAACTCAGCCGCAGGGATTCCCCCGATAGGGCCGGTAGCACCGGAGAACGTCACAAAGCTATTGTTTGTTGCCCCATGTGAATTATGCGTTACTACCACGGTCGTTAAACCATTAGTCACCGCAAAAGGATCGGCACCAAGAAGGAACGCATCAAGGTAATACTGTGCAGTTACCGTGCCTCCCCCGCCGGTTACTGTGGAGGTTGCTGCGGTCGTTACAGTGATGACATAAGCATTGGCATTCGTGATTGATGTGATGACATGGCGTGTATTTAACTCTGCCGCAGGAATCCCACCGACTGTTGTCGCACCTGTAAAGTAAACCAGATCGCCAGCTTGTGCGCCATGTGCCGTGTCATTGACTGTGACGGTTGCAAATGTATTGGTCGTGTCAAATGGGTTGGTCAGTGTCGCTGAGTAGTCACGGGTTCTTAATGGTGTGATGTCGTTGTAGTAACCACCTTGTTCAATGTAATACTTAAGGTTAGTACCAACCCCCATGAGGTTTTGGGATTGAAGGGTGATCCAGTTCCATAAAGAACGGCAAACACCCACAAAGGTGAATGCTGAGATTCTGATCCAGCCGCCAATCTTTTCCGGGGTGCCTTGGCGAAACCGTACTTTGTCGGATATATACCAGCCACCTTCGGTGGTATACCGTGTGTTTTCCTTGTTAACTCCCGGCTTGTACAGGATTTTTGATAGTGGCACGGCTCACCTCATCAATGCAGCTTCAGCCGCACGTCGGCGTGTAAGACCGGGGAGAACTCTACCGGCAGCTTTATTCCAGAGCATACATTGGTCTGCTGCACCATCCCAGTCCCCTGCATCAATACGTTTCTTGAACGTGGAAACCCGATAGTTCCCTAAGCCACAATTGTAAGCCCAGCTTGTCACGGCGGCAATGCGTCTTGGTAAGGCAGTCTGAAGTTTGGGAGACATCTTAAAAAGCCCCCTGACAAAGTACTCAACGTGATGGTCTAGTGCATCCTCACACTGCTCAATCGTCCAGATCGTGCCGGGATTAATTTCAGGGCCGGTGGCTCCCCAACCGATTGTCCAAGGATGCCCACGAGTACCAGGGTCGGGATAAGCTGTTACACGTCCATCAGGCAAACGCTTTGCGAGCCCTTCAAAGGGCTTGATCAGTACATCCTTGCAAAGCTTTTTAGCCTCATTCACTGGATTTCTCAGCAATCAATCGGTTGACATGCTCCCACAGCGCGTGGATCTGCCTATCGTGGTCCTTCTCCAGGTAATCAAGCCGAGTCTTAATGGTCACGGCATAAACGGCCACACCAACAAGCGCGACCCCCAAGAACCAAACCCTCGCAAGCGAGTCGATTAAGGCTTCCATGATTAAGCACTTTTGTTGTACTTCTCAATTGATCGTCCTACAAACCAGAACGTTAACATCATGTTCAGCATGGCGAAATCATCCTCGTCGTAGGACTTAGTTAAGACCTCGGCCCAGTTTGCATTGGTTTGAAAAGCTATGGTTAACCCCGCGACTTTAACAGCCACATATACGCCAAATGCAATCCAAGTAAGACCGGAGCGTGTAATAGCAGTAATGAAACTTGCAAGCCATCCCGCCTCTTTAGCAGTCTGAGCCTGTTCTTTAAAAGCCTCTTTAATCGTGTCCATCTGCTGGATAGAGTAGTCAACATACTTCTCCTCCATCTTAAATTCACCACGCATCTTCTCCAGATCGGTCTGAAGCTGAAACATGCTGAGTTCATGCTGGCGTTCGTTCTTCTTGTCCAAAAACTTTAAGACTTCAGGAGCAAGCCGAAAGATGCCGCCGAAGATGGAGCCTAAAAGACCGCCGCTAAGTAGCTCAAACATTACCGCTTCCCCAGCTTTTCACGTTCTTCAAGCAGCCTGACTTTGACCTGAAGTTCGTTGATGTGTTGCATGAGTTGCTCTTTCTGCAAAGCGCGTTTCTCAGCACTGATAGGCGAGTCAGTCGGCACACCTTCTTTGGTAATCAGCGCAGGCATTGCGCCTTCAATTTTGGTCAGACGCGTTGAGAAGTCAGCAACTTGCCCAAGAAGCCACGCAAGCGAAGCTACGATAACAGGGATGACCGCCTTTAAAACGTCTGACCAATTCATCACTGCACCGGAGGCGTTTCTAGATCCGTTTTTAACTGTGGCGCTACTTGCTCTTGAATGGCTTGTACGATCTGAAACACTTCGCCATAAGGCCGTGTGCCTAGATACCCGATGATGTTGTTCATCAGGGAAAGTTTTACGGTTACGTCTTGGTCGTTCATGCTTGGCTCCAAGGAAGTGGTGGGGTAACGATAGGTGGGTTAATTTGATTTTGAATCTGCTGCGCTACTGCGGCTTCAGTTGCATCTTTGTCCACGCCATTGGCCCATATCCATCCAAGCACTTGATTGAGCGTCAAGTCAGCATAAGGCGTAAAGCTTGTTTTGCTCTCCACTGGGAATGAGCAAGTGCTGTATACCTGACCTGTGTAAGCGCCATCAGCGCCTGTACATTGCCAGTGCGCCGTAACCACATAATCTTGCCCCTCAGCGGTTTGCGGGATGCAGTTGAGCGCAGAGATTGTCCAAGTGAAAGTTGTCATGGCTGAACTCCGATTTGATTTTGCTGCGCTGCTTCATAAGCTGCTACAACCTCTGGTGTCCACGCTGCTTGAGCAATCGCAACTACTTTTTCAGGCTGACCTGTGAGGTCTTGCCCTGGTGTTAGGGATGTGCGGTGATAGGTCTGGGTTAGGACTTTACCGTCCTCAATGATGCGTGTGGCTTCACGGTAAAGCACTGTGCCGTTTTCAACGACAGTGATTTGGTCTACTACGGTTTCTTTGGTAATCATGTAAGTTCCTTTCGTTGATCCGATCACACTAGTCCGGTGTGATTAAATGAAATAAAAACCGGCGGTTCGGTTTTGAGAGGCGTTGTTAAAATTTGCTTGTGTTACAACGTTATTAGAACCAGTAGCATCATATTGATATATGTCAATAGTCGTAGAATTTGATGCAACTCTATAAATGATTGATCCTGTCAACGAAGCCATGTCGTATGCCCAAACAACTGCTGGGCTATAAGTTCCATTGAAAGACGTAAACGGTAATCCCGTAATTGTTGCTGAACCTGTTGAACTTCCTTTTGCGCTTAAAGCAAAATCACATGTCC